GTGCGCGTCTTATGAATAGCCGATGCTTGATCGGCATAGGATTGCCCAACGCCGGACTCATCATTATCTGCAACAACTACAATGTCCTGCTCCATTCCATGCCGACCGCGTAAGATTCCAGCAACCTTGACAAGATTCGATGCAGAATACGCCGCCACGCATGGGCGACCAGTTTGCTCATGTATTGTTGCCGCTGTAGCAAATCCCTCGGCGATGTACAGCGTCCCCGGCTCATCGAATGATCCTACCATCCAGAACTTTCCGTTGGTGGCCCCGCCGATGTGGTACTTTTTGTCACCATCAGAATCTATATACTGCAATGAACATAAGATGGAATTCTCATCATACAGCGGCAGAACAAGCCTACCATCACCAGTAACCCGCGCCCCATGCGCGTCAATGTCCTTGCGCTTGAGATACGGATGGTCGGTCGTTGCAAAAGTGCATCCAGACCAGATCGTATCGACCACGTTGGCAGCGACCTCTTGCTTCTTCTCTGTCTCTGCATCCCGCAGTGATCTAGCCTCCACCAGACGATTGGTGTGCGACATCTCCTCGAATGGGGATAACGTCCTTCCAATGTCGGCTCGGAATGACATCTCCACGCCAGACCGCCAGTCGCCGAACCGACCTGCCGGTATCCCATCACCAAAGCATACATACCAACCTGACTTATCGCCGTGACCACTCCCACCCTTTGTTCCTGATGGGAAACGATGTAGGCGACCATCGAGCCTAATATCTGCCGGAGGCTCTAGCCCAGCAGACCTGATGGCGTTAAATAACTGTATCTCTGGTGGGTCAAGTTGTTTTGGACTAGATGGCGACCAATCACCCAGAATTTTAGTTAGATCAGCCATGAGCGACTCTCAAAGTAGTCGCTAAGTAGCTTGATGGTCGCATACGATGGCCTAGAGTCTGGCTTAGAGAAGCGGTAAAGAGTGCTGGCGTGTATGCCTGCATCCTGAGCAACGCGCCTTAAATTTGAGTTAGTTAGTCGGACTTTAATATCTTCTGCGGTTAACATTGTTAGCACCCTCGTAAATTATTTATCGGTAACGCTTGCAATATAATCCATTTTAGAATATTATGCAAATACACATCGACCGGAATTTTTCCAAAATGATGTGCTTAAACTTAGGAGATTAAAATGTCAATTCAATTAAAAGGCACGGGAAGTATATCCGCCGCCGGAGTAAAGATGTTGGTTTATGGTCAAGCCGGTGCAGGCAAGACAACATTAATTAAGACCTTGCCACATCCTGTTATTTTAAGTGCAGAGGGTGGGTTGCTGTCTTTACAAGATGCAGACCTTCCGTACATTGAAATACGCAACGTGAATGACTTGGAAGAGGCTTATAAATGGGTTGTATCTGATGCTGCCAATGGATTTGAGTCTGTTGCGCTGGATTCTATCAGTGAGATAGCTGAAGTAATCCTATCATCAGAAAAGAAAAACAATAAAGACCCTCGTGCTGCGTATGGTGCTATGCAGGACAAGATGAGCGAGATTATCCGGGCATTTAGGGACATTACCAACAAGCACGTCTACTTTACCGCCAAGTGCGAAAAGGCTCAAGATGAAACCGGGAAGATTCTGTACTCACCAAGTATGCCCGGCAACAAAACTGGTCAGGCACTCCCCTACTTTTTCGATCTAGTAATGGCACTTAGGGTTGAGAAGGGCGAGGACGGAATTAGTCAGAGGGCGTTGCTGTGTGATTCCGATGGTTCTTGGTTGGCAAAAGACCGTTCATCAAAACTATCTACATGGGAAGCACCCGATCTTGGTGCAATTATTTCCAAGATTGGTGGCTCAAAATGAGTGCTGACATCGAGTATCTAGTCCGTTTGTGGGAGTCTAGCAAATTGGCAGAAGCCGATGCTATGCAAAAGCGTAGGCGTTTTGAGGATTTAATTGTAGAAGCCCTTGAGATTCCAGAGTCTCTCGATGGGACTGAGAATTTCGATGTCGGGAACTACAAGCTCAAGATCGTGGGTCGTCTTAATCGTAAGGTGAATTCCGAGAAGTTGGTCGAGTTAGCGGAAGAGAATGGCCTTACCGACCATCTTCAAAGCCTTTTTAGATGGAAGCCTGAGATTAATGTAACTGCATGGAAGTCAGCAAGTGAAGAAATCACTCGTCCACTTTTGGGCGCAGTGACAACCGAGCCGGGTCGCCCCAGCTTTTCAATTCAAATTAAGGAGTAATAAAAATGGCCTCATTAGGTGAAACTTTTGATCTAAGCAAGATGTCGCAGCCCTCTAACTCTTTTGATCCACTTCCAGTGGGTTGGTACGATGCAACAATAACCGGTTCCGAGGTAAAGGCTACCAAGTCTGGAACTGGTCAATACATTGCTGTTCGTTTTGACATTACTGGCCCGACCCATCAGGGCCGCGTTGTGTTCACAAATGTCAATATTCGCAATGCAAATCCAACTGCTGAAAAGATAGGACGTGAGCAATTCGCCTCTATTATGCTTGCCGGGGGCATTAGTTCGGCAACTGACTCAGATCAATTGATAGGTGCAAGTATGAAAATTGATCTAGGGATAGAGCGCAGCGAAGAGTATGGAGATAAGAATAAGATCAAATCTTACAAAGCGTTAGGTGGAGCAATGCCTTCAGCATTAAAGACTTCTGCGCCGAAATCAGCCAATGGCCCAAGTTGGGCATCTAAGTAATAGGAGTCCCCTCCCGAAAGGGGGGGGGTAATTATATGAAAATTCCAGAACCGATTAATTCATTATCTGCATTGATAGACCGCGCCCATGAGGATCGGCAAGAGCCGCCACGCCCACATATGGGTGCGTCAACGCTAGGACATCCGTGTGATAGATGGCTGTGGCTATCATTTCGGTGGGCGGTAGTAGAGAAGTTTCAAGGCAGGGTCTTGCGCCTTTTCCGGCGAGGGCAGAATGAGGAGGCTCAAATCGTTAGCGACCTCAGGTCTATTGGTATCAATATAGTATCAACTGGTGGCTCTCAGAGCCGCGTAGACTTTGGCTCCCATGTATCAGGTAGCCTAGATGGAGTTATTACACATGGAGTGCCTGAGGCTCCGACAAAGAAGCACATCGCCGAGTTCAAGACCCACTCCAAGAAGTCCTTTGATGACTTGGTAAAGTCTGGTGTCGAGGCTAGTAAGCCCATGCACTATATCCAGATGCAGGTCTATATGATGGGCAAGAAGATTGACCGGGCGCTGTACGTTGGGGTCTGCAAGGACGATGACCGCATCTATACAGAACGTATTAGATATGTAAAGGAAGTGGCGGAAAAGTATATAGCTCGTGGGAAAAGAATTACGATGCTGGATAGGATGCCGGAGCCTTGCGCCGGAGCTGCACCAGACTGGTATCAATGCAAGTGGTGTCCAGCTCATTCATTCTGCCACGACACCAAGCTCACCAAAGAGGTGAACTGCCGTACCTGCGCCCACTCTACGGCTACGCCAGACTCTAAATGGACGTGCGCCAGATACGACAATCTTGAGCTGGCGGTAGAGAATCAACGCACTGGCTGCAATGCTCATGTATTGCACCCAGACCTAGTCCCTTGGAAGAGGGGCGACAGCGAGAGTCTGCATGAGGCGGTATATATCATTGACGGAAAGCCAGTAAAGAATGGCGCTGCTGATTGCAACTGCTTCTCAAGCAAAGAGATGGTGGCAAACCCAAACGCCTGTGCCAATCCCACCAAGGACATTATTGATACGCGAATGATATTTGATGCGAGGATTGTAGGATGAGTGAGGTAACTCTACGGGACTACCAGCAGCGAGTTCTGGACGATCTGGACAACTGGTTTAGGACTAGCAAGCTCAAGCACCCATGCCTAGTCCTGCCTACTGGATCAGGTAAGAGTCACATCATTGCCGCTTTCTGCAAGGCTGCAATACAGAGCTGGCCCGATACTAAAATCCTGATGCTAACGCACGTCAAGGAGCTGATCGAGCAGAATGCCGCCAGAATGCTTGAGCATTGGCCTGATGCCCCGATGGGGATATATTCATCAGGCATGGGATTACGCCAACTGGGTAATCCTATTACTTTTGCTGGTATCCAATCGGTTAGAAAGCGCGGGCGTGAGATTGGTCATATAGACCTTATCATTATTGATGAGTGCCACCTAGTTGGTCATGGCGCTGAGGGCGGGTATCGGACGCTGATAGATGTCCTGACCTCAATCAATCCAAATCTGAGGGTCGTAGGATTGACTGCTACCCCCTACCGGCTAGGGCATGGTGTCATCACCGACAAGCCCGCCATATTCGATGAGCTACTCCAATCTATTGACATCCCAGAGCTAGTCCATAAAGAGTTCTTGGCAAAATTAAGGTCTAAAAAGACAGAGGCAGAACTTGATACGTCCTCAGTTCACAAGCGCGGCGGGGAATTTATTGAGAGTGAGCTACAGGCTGCGGTTGATACGGCAGATCAAAATCAGCGTGTTGTGGATGAGGTTATACGATTAGCTGGGGATAGAAGGTCTTGGTTATTCTTTTGCTCTGGCATAAAGCACTCAGAGAATGTTGCCGCAGAATTGAACCGGCGCGGGATCGTGACAGAGATGGTCACTGGAGATACGCCAAAACGGGAGCGCACCAGAATTTTGACAGAGTTTCGTAGTGGGGTAATAAAAGCCGTTACGAACGCTAATGTACTCACCACTGGATTTGACCACCCTGATCTGGATTTGATAGTCATGCTGCGCCCAACCATGAGCGTGGGCCTTTATATCCAGATGGCTGGGCGAGGAATGCGGCCTAAACTCCATACAGATCATTGCTTAGTGCTGGATTTTGCAGGCAATATTCACCGGCATGGCCCTATTACCAATGTCGAGCCGCCTAAAAAGGGCGGAGATGGTGATGGGGAAGCGCCAGTAAAGGTTTGTGATAACTGCCAAGAGATTGTGCATATATCAGTAATGGTATGCCCTGCCTGCGGCACACCGTTCCCGGTAAAGGCTAGGCCAAAGTTGAAGCTCGGTAATGATGACATTATGGGCATAGACGGTATTGATATGGGGGTCGAGTCGTGGAAGTGGAGTCCTCATGTCAGCCAGCAATCTGGGAAGCATATGCTACTTGTAAGATATTACGGGCATAAGCTATCGGATAAGGTTGTGAGCGAATACTTTTGCATTAAACATGAGGGATTTGCCGGTACTAAAGCTGTGGCGACATTGTTTATGATGGCGCAGCGATCTAGGCAATGCAAGGTTATGTCTGCCGCAGAGTTTAATATTTTGAATGATATGGGAAGGAACTCTATATTTTTGAACACATTAAAAGCCCCTAAAAACATAAAGTACAAGCTGGATGGAAAGTTTTTTAGGGTTACACAAAGGAGCTGGGAATGAAGACAGAGCATGAGGAACAGAGGGAGTTGGTGCAGTGGTTTAGGAGAAGTTTCCCGATTAGGATATTCGCCATACCGAATGGTGGGTTGAGGTCTAAAGTTAGTGCCATGAAGTTAAAGGTTGAGGGGGTAACTGCTGGAGTTCCCGATCTATTTGTCCCGGAGTGGAACTTATGGATCGAGATGAAGCGAGAAAAGGGTGGTGTAATCAGTGAGCCTCAACAGGACTGGATTGAGTACCTAGAGAGAATTGGGCATACTGTTATTATTGGTCGTGGTAAGGAGGATGCTATATATAAGATTCAAAAATTCATCTCTCCAGATGATGTATCGTGCGCGAAATAGCCTAGTGCTGACAAAAGTTTTGATGCTTAATTGAAACAAGCTATATTTTTTAGGAGATTAAAATGGAACACTATTACCCGGTAGGTGGACA